TAATGCCAACCACAATCATGTACGATGTTTACCAATACATTCCTAGTTATGGCAGACATGGAGAAAACCTTTTTGTAGCTTCTTATCGCAACAAAGCTGATGCCATGGATCGCAAAGAAAGAGATTACAACAGAAACATTACCAGTCATGTGCAAGAGCGATTGGCTAACACTGATCCTAAGAAAACTTTATAATAAACTTACCCATGATACTAACTGACACAGAAAGAGAAATCATTATTGAGGCTTTGTCTAAACAAGGTTTACCTATCTTTCACAAAGAAAAGAAAACCCAAGAAGACAAAATGAAATATCGTAAGATTGAAGAGATCATACACAAACTGGCATTTGGCAAATGAACATACTTAAATCAATTATTTTAAATACTGACGATGGTGACATGGAAGTTTCTACTCCTATTGTAGAAGCTAAGTCGTTTGCAGGTGCAATCAAAAAATTTAAGAGCAAAGAAATACTTGGAATCTTAAAACTAGAAGATGACAATTACATGGTTTTTATTGAGGAATAAAGCGTGTAAACTTCTTATGTGACAATTCATAAGTTAAATAACTACCTGTTATCAATGCAATCGCATTGGTCAATCATGCACAGCACTCATCAAGCAGTTGATGAATCTTTGCCTATACTGTCTAAATTTTCAGCAAGCGATGGCACAGATCGTATGTTGGAAACACCTTTAAAAAAACACATCACCAAGATACATCCTGACATTTACAAGGTGCCATTGTTTAGAAGAAAGTTTTGCAAGATGTTAGTAGATGAAATCCAAACAATGAAATTCCAAACCAACGATGATGAGGATGAGCTTAGGCAGATACCTGAGATTGTATTAAAAGATCAAGTGCCTGAGCTTTATCGAAACATGTGGTTTGTGGTGCAAACAGTTCTTAACCCAATCATCTATTCTATTTGGCAACGCAATTGTTCCAACATAGGATCAGTGCAAATAGCCAATTACAATTTAAAAGACAAGCAACAAGGTGCTTGGCACCACGATGAATCAGCAGACATTAGTGTGGTCATACCATTGAACACTGGTAAGTACGAAGGAGGTGGCACTGAGTTTCATAATTATGGTGAGGTTGCACCTTTACCCACAGGTCATGCACTAATTTTTCCTAGCTTTACTCACATGCACAAAGGATTACCTGTGGATATGGGTGACAGATATTTGTTGGTATTTTGGTTGTATGATCGAAAAAGAATGAAATGGTTAATGGAGAATGGATCACCATAAATCAGTGAGCTCTACCATTTGCACGCCATCAAGATTGTAAGGCTTGTAAGAGTTATTCTTTTTTGCTTCCAATAAAGTATTCAAAGCCTGCTCGTTCTTAGCTCTACCATACTCCAAGGCTTCGTCAGACATGGTGTAAACCACATAAGGATATGGGTGAGCCTTTTCCTGTGCTAAGAAAGAAAATCCTTCTACAGGCAATCCCACAGATTTACAGGCATCAACATACAGAGAAGCCTGCATATGATACTTGTACCCATTGATCGCTTGTTTAAAGCCTCTAGGTGAAGCATCACGACAGGTTTTTAAATCCCAAACATGTTTGCCATCGTACCAATCAAACCTAGATTTAAAAGGATGTCCATGCAACATGTAACACACAGTGAGCTCAGTCTTATCGTTTTCACCATTAGGTATAAAGTCTTCAACAGTGCTTCTTCTCTCCATGCAGACATCGTACATGTCCTGTGTGATAGCAGTTTTATCTCCTACAGTAGCTATAAAATCTTCGTAGGCTTCTTTTCCTATTTTGGTTCTTCTATCTAAGATAGGTTGAATAACAAACTCATCATCAAATTTGTGGTTCTCTAAAAACACTGTGTGCTGTACTCGACCTTCTAACAAGGCAGGAGACTCAGAAAACCCTGATCTGTTTTTCCATGTGTACACACATTGTTCTACTTGCTTGAGATCAGAAGCTCTGTATGCAGGTATCTCGTTGTATATGTTAAAAGATAAATCTTCGTAAACGCCTTCTTTAAATTTCATTCGATAGCTCCTCAATTAAACGATTTAGATACCATTGGCTTTTCTTTAAATCTTCCAGTGGATCAGCTTTGTATTTGTATCTGTGGTTGTACTTCAACATTGAGCCTTCTAAATAATATTTAAAATTAACCCCAAGTTGTTGTTTGATGTAATCAATACACTCAACCCCACCTTGGTTATAGTGGGGTGGCTTGTTTACATTGTCTGTTTTATTAATCATGACAAATTCTGTGGGCAACTAGGGAAAGCAAAATGTATAACAAAAGCTAAGTCACCCATCAGAAACTTAAAAAGGAATGTCATCCTCGGTGACTTCTTTGACTGGCTCATCTTTAGCAAGATCAGCTAATCCATTGGTCGCAGGTTTTGGTGTTTCAAAACTTGTGCTTGAAGACTTGGCACCTTGCAACTCAAAACTTTCTTCGATTAGGTTTTGTTGCCACTCAGGTAAACCATCGTAAATATCACACATGGCTTTGGTGTCATCGGTGCTATCACCTGAAAACTCTTCACAATACACATCTAGGTCAAAAACCATCCCTGCATTAATTGTTTCTGTTTTCTTAAACTCATCAGGTTTAAAGATAGCTTTAATACTAGCGTTGCCATTGGTGTTGTGTTCTACCTCAAGATTTGCAGGTGCACCTATCATTTTGTCTAGGTCAAAACCTTCTAACTCTTCTTTAGAGAAAGATTTGCCACGCCATGTTACTAAGTCTTTATATAAAGTAGCGTTCTCATTTAATGAGGCAGTGTAAGTTTTAGAAATACTCATGGGTCTACCATCAGCCATTTTTTGCTCAGGTATTTCCCAAGTTACATTGATTGTTTTTCTTTTCTTAGTATTCTCAGAGTTTGGCTCTGCTTCTCTAGGGTAGGTTTCATTTCTGCTCCCTTGGTCTATAATCTTGTAACACACACCTATGTGTTGCCCTTCAGGTAGTGTTGCAAATTCTTTGCTGTCTGAACTTATTGTTAAACTCATAATATTCTATCTCCATGGTTGTAATTAGTTATAAATTAGTCTAGGATTGTACAGACTTTTACAGATGATGCAATAGGGAAAACAGACATTGAAAATAAAACGACCACCTTCCAAGAATTTTGAACGACCTTTATCAGGAGATATACAGTCACAATTTTCGAGTTTTTTATCTGAACAAGGCATGGAAGTTGATCCACGCAAGGGTTTGGTGGTTGATGGAAGCATTGGTCGTGCTTACATTAACCTAGGTGGTGAGAGGAAGCTGTCAGGTTGGTACCAACTGTGGATGGATCAAAGTGTTCCATTTGGAAGGGTGGGAGACTATAGAGTGTCTACAGATCAACCGACAGCGATTTGGAAACCTGAGAATCGCAAACGACAGACAGTTACCAAGACTGAAAGAGAAGAAATAGAGAGACTCCAAGCAGAGGTAGAAGTTAAGAAGGCTGAGAAACATTCTAAGTCTGCTAAACGCAGTCAGTCTATGTGGGAAGTTGGCGAGAAATGTGAGAAACATCCATACCTAGAAAAGAAAGGCGTTTTGTCTTATGGGTTAAGAGTTGATGACAAAGGACTGTTAATGATTCCTATGTTAAACAATGACTTGGCTGTTGTGGGTATGCAATTTATCTCTGACGATGGCACCAAGCGTTTTCTTACTGGTTCTAAAAAAGCAGGTAGCTTTTTTATTCTTGGACAAGAAATACTTAAAACATCAGACACTATTTATTATGGTGAAGGTTATGCAACTTGTGCTGACATTTATCGAGACATGTCATGTCCTGTGTTTGTTTCCTTTGATGCTTACAACCTATCCAAGGTTGCTGAAAGCGTTTTTGAGACACTTAAAGATCGCAAACACATCTTTGTAGCAGACAACGATGACTCTAAGACAGGTGAAAACGAAGCAGTCAAGGCTTGTCAGTGGATCATTAAGCAAGGTGGCATGGCTGAGGTACACATGCCTGAAACAAAAGGTGACTACAACGACCACAAGGCTATCAGTGGCGAAGTTATCCCTGCTTTAAAGTTTGTCGATGTTCCCACAGATGTCGATTTTGTTACCTCAGACAAAGGGAGAATGTTGAACCTTAAAGAGAATGTTCTAGGTGTAATGAAAACCCACAGCATCCAAGTTAATTACAATGTCATCAAGAAAAGAATGGAGATAGAGATACCTCACATGAAGTTTATCGCTGACATGAAGGAAGAAGCGAGTTTGGTAGAGATCGAAGATCGTTGTATCAAGATGGGAGTGCCACACACTAGGGTGAGAGATTACCTCAAAGTGATCGCCAATGAATACAACCCTGTCATCGAATGGATTGAAAGCAAGCCTTGGGATGGAACATCTAGGATTGATGAGTTCTTAAAGACCATCACTGCTAGTACACCTGAAGCTCTGAAAGACATGTTGCTCAAGAAATGGTTAATTAGTTGTGTGGCAGCTTGTTATGAGCCAAATGGTGTCGAGTTAGAAGGCATCCTAGTGTTCCAAGGAGCACAGGGATTAGGCAAGACCATGTGGTTCAAAAGACTGTGTGACTACAACAATGGATGGTTACTGGAGGGTGCTACCCTCAATCCAAGTGACAAGGACTCAGTTAAAAGAGCTGTAAGTCACTGGATCGTAGAGCTAGGTGAGATAGAGTCTACCTTTAAGAAGAGTGACATAGATCAGCTCAAAGCCTTTATCACAGCCAAGACAGATGAACTTAGATTGCCCTACGACAGGGCGTTTACGACCTATCAAAGGCGTACAGCGTTTTACGCTTCAGTCAATGCAAGAGAGTTCCTTACAGATTCCAGTGGTAACAGGAGGTTTTGGTGTATCGCAGTGACAGGTATAAACTTTAACCATGGTATCAACATGCAACAAGTGTGGGCAGAGATCAAAGAAACGATGTATGTCCAAGGACAAAAGAACTGGTTTCTTTCACCTGATGAAAGAGAGTTGTTACAAGAAAGCAACGAAGGTTACAGAACTCAATCATCGGTTGAAGACTTGTTGTTGCAATACATAAAATTTGATACGCAAAACCCACAGCCTGTACAGATGACTGAGTTACTTAGAGACATGGGCATAGCTAACCCTAGGATGCCTGACTTTAAAGAGGCTAGTCGTGTCCTCAGTCAGAATGGAGTCGAACCTAGACGATCCAATGGCAAGAAAGTTTACGACATAGAATATGACAAACCTGACAATGGTTTTACCAATGACAAGAAATATGGAGATGTGTTTTGATAGAAGAACCAATAAAAGAAATATTAGAATCCAATGTCGAAATGACTGAGATAGATAAAACTATTTACAAGAATTTTGATTACAACTTCGAAGGCAAAACAACTTTTGAAGTGCCACAGATGCCTGATGTAGAAAACAATTTTTCTATAGGCGTTATCTTTGGCTCAAGTGGCAGTGGCAAGTCTACTTTACTAAAAAGATTTGGCACTGAAGAGGTTTTAGATTGGAATCCTAAACATTCAGTTGCATCGCACTTTGTAAACGAACAGGATGCAATCCAAAGACTGAGTGCTGTTGGACTCAACACCATTCCATCTTGGGCAAAGCCTAGACATGTATTATCTAATGGCGAGGGATTCAGGGCAGACATGGCACGAAAAATTAAGGACAACGCTGTGATAGATGAATTTACTTCGGTGGTGAATAGAGAGACAGCCAAAAGTTGCTCTGTGGCTTTGTCAAAGTATGTAAAGAAACAGGGCATTAAGAACATAGTTTTAGCGACTTGTCATGAGGATATACTTAGTTGGTTAGAACCTGACTGGGTGTATTGTACTGACACTCAAGAGCTAAAAAGGGGGTCACTTCGGCAACCTATACAGGTTCAGGTATACCGATGCGATAAATCTTTGTGGTCAATGTTTGCGAAACATCACTATCTAACAGCAAACATACCAAACGCAATTAGGTGTTTTTGTTGTGTGTGGGAAGGTCAACTCGTAGGCTTCGGAGCAAGCATCAGTCTACCGGGCAAAATACCAGGCTTGTATGAAGGCGATACTAGAAAGAAATGGAGAGGATGTAGGACTGTGATATTGCCTGACTTTCAAGGTCTTGGCATTGGCGTTAGATTTTCAGATGCCATTGCAGACATACACATCGAAGATGGCTACAGGTATTTCTCTAAGACAGCACACATGAGAATGGGAGAATACAGACAACACAGTCCATTGTGGAGAGCTACTTCTACCAATTTGGTTGATCGACAGAAGGCAAGACGAAAGAATGTGAAGAAAGAATGGCATCATATGACATTGGATGTAGAAAGAATATGCTATTCACATGAGTACATAGGTCCTGACAATAAATCCTATGATCCTATTTGGATGAAGAAAGAAGAATATAAACAACAAGATTTATTTGGAGAACAAACATGAAATGTTGGCATTGCAATTACGACCTCATATGGGGTGGAGACGAAAACATCGAAGATGAAGATGGTCAGTATGTGTTGGAAACTAATTTGCACTGTCCTGACTGTGATGCACAAGTAATTGTGACCACGCTCCCAAAGAAGATCAAAGACGAAGGCTCGAAGTAATGAGTGGCACTCACTTACCTCGCACTGTTTGTAAAACACTGAGTCAGGTTAGTTTTTACAAGGATGGCAGTGGAAACAGGGTAGAGTGTGCTAAAAAGGGTATAGCTAGGCAAATGACACCCTGTGGGTAAAGCCATATAGAATAAAGGCTAAAGCCTATAGGTAGTGTTAGGTATATACTATATAAGAGAATATATATATACAGTACATAACAGCACAAATAGGCGTTTATGCGACTGATAGACGAGGGGTAGTGGAGATAGCTATACACTGTGCACTGTACACTGATAGATTTTAAAATGGCGTAAGCCAAGGAGTAGATAGAATGACTGAGAATAATAAAATGGTAGACGATAGGCGAGAAGAAATAGCAGAAGAAAAGAAGAAGAATAAAATTGTAAGTCTCTCGCACACATTTGGTGAGGACAATTGGATTCACACATTGACTGGTGGCAAACAAGTTAAAGTCTTTGAAGATCGTAGAAAGAAAGACGAAGTTATCTACAAAGGAATTAAGTAATGTCTGTTGTCACTAAATTAGTTGAATGGTTCAACAAGATAACCAAAGAACAATACGATGTAACAATCTACCTGAACAATGGTAAGTTGTTTCCCAATGGTAAACCACACATCATGGTTTCATTGAAGAAGATTAAGAAGATGACTAACAGCTTCCTATCAGGCACAGATATTAATGGGCAGACTTATGAGTTCAGTAGCGTTGAGGATTTTAACTACGAGATCAAGAAGATATATTAATGGGCAGACCTAAGAAAGATAAGACAACACTGACAGATACTCCAAGGCAGTTTGAGAAAGACCCTGAGTTAAACCTTACTGAAATGCAGAACGCTTTTGTGTGGCATTACACTGAGGGTTCTTGTTCGCAAACAGAAGCGGCTAGACGAGCAGGTTATGAGTTTCCAGCCGTAGCCGCTAACAAGATGCTCAATGGTAAAGACCAACCTCATGTCACCAAAGCTATCAGGATTAAACAAGATGAGTTAGCTGAGAAGTATGCCATCACTCCACAAAAGACTGGCACGATGTTGTGGAAGATCACTGAACAAGCGTTTGAATCAGGACAACTCAATGCCGCTGTGTCTGCTATCAAGGAGCTCAATCAACTCGCAGGACTATCAGTTCATAAGACTCAATCTCTCAACATAAATGCCAACCTTGATGCCATGTCAAGGGATGATATTAAGGATCGTTTAGCGAAGCTCTTAGGAGGCGACAGCGATACTTACTCGCCCAAGGACATGTAGCACTTTAACTAAGTATTAGCGACCTCTTGATTTCTTTTTCATTTCTTTCAAAAAACTCGACCTGACCAAAAAAGCACCACAGATCAAAGGCTTACGCCTGTATTCTTATGTATTCCTTTGTGCAATCATTTGCACATCTGTGTGCATAGGTGTCACAGCTACGCCAAACCTATTGGAAGGAACCCTATAGGAGTCGGCTTTTCTCTCAGATCGTTTATTCTTCCGACCCCTACACCCCTATATATAGGTTGGTTGGTGGCGTCACCTTTATAAGCAAGTCAGGTACACTGAATCACCAAAAAAACTCAACCCAAAAAAATTCCAAAAAAAATTATGCAAAAAAATTTGTGTAAAATTTTGCACAAAAAAAATACTGCACCTAATTTGGTCATGTATACAAAGTTGCACAAATTTATAAACTATGTTATAATACATTTGGGTCAAGATTTTATAAGAATATAAAGTTGCCCAATTTTCATAAGGGAAAGCATATGGAAATTAAGAAATGTAAAGAATGTAATGACAAAATTAACTTTGGCAAACACACTGGCGAAAGAAGATTTTGGGGAAGCGAATGGGAAATGTATGAATGTAATGGAATTACATTTAGACCTGACCATAACTGGTCTGCCATTGAGTATACTTGTGGCAAGTGCAATACCAATACCGATAAAGGTCTTGGTGTTGGGGAGTCAATAAGATAATGGAGGCAAATGAAAATAATAAAAAACACTTCTAGTTTTGATACTGGAAAGTTAAGGTCCTTGTTTAGTTTTATACATAAACAAGTGGCTCAGGATGAGGGGCAACTCTCGTATTGGAAAACCTTAAATATTCAAGTCCAAAGCAAAACCACTTCTACTTACAGTGGTCGAGCTTACTTGGGTAAATGGGGTAGTGGGTGGGATATGTTCTTGTCTATATCAGATGAGATTAGTATTGACTCATTAAGTCAACTGTTCGCTCACGAACTGATGCACAACTATGGTTATAACCACCATCAGTTTCCAAGGCATCCATTGAGCGAAAAGCAAATGGCTGATGTCAGAGAGAACTTTGATGTTGGTGAGATGAAGAAGGTAACCAAGGTGAAGAAGCGAATCAACAAAGTTGCTCAAAGGTATGAGCGAATGTTGAAACGACAAAAGGCTTGGAGCAAGAAACTCAAACTTGCCAATACCAATGTTGCCAAGGTCGAGAAAGAGATTCGACAGTATGAGCGAGTTCACTCTGAGGAGAAACGAGCCACCAAGTATCTTGATCCACTTCCAGTCAGGGAGCCAAAGGAAAAGATTGATTGGGAAGGCAAGGTGATGCAATGGGCAAAAGAGAATGATGAGTTTGTCTATGATGAAAGATACTCGGATGGTTACTGCTCGACTTCAGATAGGTATGTTTGTATTGATGACAACCCACCCAATGATTATGACCAGTGTTCTAGGAACAAGACTTGGCAACAGTGGTGGTATTTAATTCAAGAAGGCTTGGAGTTAAAGAAGCAGGGCAAGTTGGATGAATGGAAGATGAACTACTGATCCTGAACCATTCGAAAAGACCCTCTGTAGTGGAGGGTCTACTTTGTGCAAAAAATTACACATGACTTTGATCCAGTGATATACTTTTTGCCATGGTCAATTCAAGAAACAAAGGTGCCTCTTTTGAAAGAGAGGTAGTAAACATCCTTAATCAATTCTTTACAGACAATGGTTTGGACTACTCTTGCAAACGAAACTTAGATCAGTACCAAGAGGCAGGTCAATGTGATGTGCCCATTCCATTTCATGCTGTCGAGTGCAAGTCTTACAAAGAAGGCAATTGGATAAAAACAGATTGGTGGCGACAAGTGTGCGATTCAGCCAAAGGTGATATACCTGTGCTCATCTACAAATTCAATCGTGTGCCTATTCGAGTGTGCGTTCCACTGTATGCGATTAACACTGACTGGGAAGAAGACAATCAAAAGATTGCAGTCTTGCCATTGGCAGAATGGTTAGATGTGTTAAAGTTAAATTGGAACATTTACGAACAAAGGAACCAAGACAAATGAAAGGCGTTAAACATTATAAAAAAGATGGCAGTGAGCACAAAGGCAGTTCCCATAAAATGGCTAATGGTACTTTGCATACAAACAAAGCACACACTAAAACTAGCGTAAGGTTATTTCATTATGGTGACTTGAGTAAGTCAGCCAAGAAAAAAGCCATGTCTTAATAATATGGCACTGGAAGACATAGACATATTTGGTCGTTACTTGCAAACCAAACAATTGCAACAAGATCAACGCCAACAGGTTGCAGACACAATCGCACCCACTCCTGCCCAAGCTACCTACATGGCATCGTTCCTAGCACCCGGTTCTAGTATTCCTGATGTCAGTGGTATTTATCCTAGCTTTCCTTCTAGTGAGGTTGATCTGATAGATGCTTTCTCAGGTGATCTTATGCCTTCAATGAAAGAGAACTTCCAAGAAGGCGATTACTTTGATGCCAGTATGCAAGGTTTAGGCATGGCAGGTGATGCTTTGTATGCTACTCCAATGATAGGTCCTGTACTAGGAGCTACAGCAGGAACAGGTTTAAAGGCAGTCAGTGGTGTTGGTCGAGGCATAGCATCACTAAACATAATACAAAAAGCTCAAGACTTAATGAAACAAGGCAAAGCTACAGCAGGAACTCAAGAAGCTACGAAAAAAATGCTTGCTCCTAACAAGATAAAAGAAGGCAAGATTGTTGAGGTACGCAGAAACCTTGCAAGTTCTTTTGATGATCCTGAGCTAGAAAAGTTTAAAGCTCAAACAATTCACGATGTACCTATTTTAATAAAAACTGGCAAGCCTACCCAAGCTCAATCATTGATTGGTGATGGTAAAGCTATAACTTATGACCCTGCTGTTACACTTAAATCCAATGGTGTACCCATTGAGCTTAAAGTAAATCAAACAGCTAGAGATTCTATTGCTAGTGGAACTAAAGCCAAGTTCCCAATGGCTGCTGTGCGTGGTATCTACGATGAATTAGACATTTTTGATCCTGATGAGATTTTTCGTTTCAATCCTAAGAAACAAAATGTTTTTGTGGACTCACAAGGTTATGGTGTAAAGGAAATTAAAAATGGCAAAGCAACCACTATTAACGAAGAGGTTTTTGTTAAACTTGATAACCCTGATAGTTTTAGAATTATCAAAGATGCAGATGGCAATGAGGTAAAACTCTTTGACGACATCGAATACTATGACAGCAAAAATTTACCCAAGACAAAAAATCCTAGTGAGGTTAAAGTTTTAAATGGCACATGAAACTAGAAGAGCAAACTTAATATCAAAGCATAATCTTAAAGGCGTTAACAAACCTAAAAGAACCCCTAGTCATAAAACTAAATCACACATGGTTCTTGCTCAAAATGGACACACACTTAAACTTATTCGTTTTGGTCAACAAGGAGTTAGTACAGCAGGAGCACCTAAAAAAGGTGAGTCAGCTACACAAAAGGCTAGAAGGAAAAGTTTTAAAGCTAGGCATGGCAAGAACATTGCTAAAGGAAAAATGTCAGCGGCTTATTGGGCAGACAAAGTAAAATGGTAAATCAACAAGGAGAATAAAATGGCAAAACCCGGACTGTATGCAAACATACAAGCAAAGAGAAAAAGAATTAAAGAAGGCTCAGGTGAAACGATGCGAAAGGTAGGAACAAAGGGAGCACCAAGTTCTAATGCTTTTGTACAAGCTGCTAAGACTGCCAAGCCTGTGCCTAAGAAATCAGTCAAAATGGCATCACAAGGTGGAAAGATAAATAAAAGCACATCTAAAAACAGTGGTTTATTTGGTAGAAAGTAATAGTATTTTCTTGTGGTCAGCGAACAGATCAATCAACTCCTGATACTGACCCTCATCACTAGATCGCAATAACTCTATTGGTTTCTTATTGATCCGATAGAAGTCGTGCAAACCCCCTAAGGTTTTATGTCCATCAATGAATGTTGAGATCACAATGAAGATTGGGTGCTTGCTCACAAACACACCAACATCTTTTTCTCTTCCTCATCGACAGTGGTATGAAACAAAGCCTTGTTCCTCCACATCTCTATGACATGATCCACTGTGTCCATCTGCCCATCGTAAGTATTAAGTTCTAACATAGATCGTTTAATACGAGATTGCATGATTCGTTTGAGTGCATCAGCACTAATGACTTGGTAGTTTGACCTAAACAACATGCCTAGAATTTTAAAGTATTCACTCATGACTCCTCCTCTGTAAACTCTGTCTTCTCAAGACTAAAATCGCTGTAACCCAACTCTTGCCTGAGAATCTTTTTAATCTTGTTAAGATCATCGACAATCATTCTGTTCTCTTCTTTAAGCTCTATCAAAGTTAAGATTTCATTAGGCACCTTAGAGCGTTCAGTCGCACTGCCCTCACCATCTGACTGTGATTGTTTCTTGGATAACGACCCAAAGGACTTAGGTTGGTTCTTAGCGTAGTCAAGTTTTCTTGTTGTTGGACTACGATCACCTTCTAACCACATCCTAAAATGAAAGTTTTTATCTTGCCTGTTACCTGTGTAAATTTTTCTTGAAGAAAATCTTTTGCCAACGCTTCTTCCATACACTTGTATGTGTTGAACCTGACCTGCTTTTTTGACTGTAAAACTTTGTCCTTTTTCCATTGACCTAAGAATTTTTTTTGTTTCTGTATCTAACATTTGTGATTTGATAGATGGCTTTACAATGTTGTCTTCAATCTCAATATTAATTTTCATGAGTTACCTCCTTGTCTAAATAATCTTCAAGCCATTGTTTAGCTTCTTTAAAAGTAAAACCAAAACCATTTGAGTCGCTGATTTGATTCTCGCCATCGTAGACTTCCCAACCTTGGTAATAATCTCTTGTCTTGATTCGATATTGCTTGTAGCCATAAAGTGATCTACTTGAATCATGACGATGACCTATGCCACTCCAAACATGAGTTAATTCCCTGTGTAGTCTTTTAAGTTTAATTTTCATCTGTCACCTCAGCTTCTTTGATTGCCAACTTGTCGTCAGCGATTAGTTTGTTCATGGCTTGCCAAATGACTGCTTGGTGAAAATCTCTATCCCAAGTAATCAAGCCTTGCTTAATACATTCACTACATCCCATTTGATTGTTTAAGAAACCTTTAAAGGTTCCAGTAAACTTTTCATGTAAGACACAGTGCACTTCGTAAGTCTCATTAAGATTGTCACCAAGCTCTGCTCGATACCTCTTAATCTTCTGCACTTTGGTTTCTTCTATCTCTGCCATTTGTTTCCCTGATTTATTAACATGCGACAAGCATAGCATACAAATATCCAAATGTGCAAATATTTATAAAGATTAATATTGTTCCATGTAGAACACCCTATTTATTAATTTGTATAAATAGTTGCAATTATTTATAAACTATGTATTATGAACATATGAAAACAAAAAATATAAAACCAAATGTGATGAAGGACATGCAAGCCAACATCATCAAACTAATGAAAACAGAAGGCGACAACTGGACTAAGAGTTGGGTTGAAGTCGGATTACCAATGAACATGAAAACCAAGAAAAACTATAAAGGTGGAAATGTATTCAACCTAAACTGCGAGGTTATCAAGAATGAATGGAAGTGCAACCAGTGGGCAACTTTTAAACAGTGGAGTGACATGGGTTATAAAATTAAAAAAGGCTCAAAGGGAAGTCAGGTTTATTACTGGGAGCTTAGAGAAAAAAAAGTGTCTTGGTTGACTGAAGGTGAGAAAGCAAAATACCTAGCAACAAAAAAACTACCCACTTATCTTTTACAAAAGTTTGCATTTGTTTTTAATGGTGTACAAATCGAAGACTTTAAATTCGAAGCAATCAAACAGCACAAAACTAAACTAGATCAAAACGATGTCATCATGATTGAAAAGTTTATCGAGAACACTGGAGCACACATTGTGCATGGTAGCCAAGATGGTGCTTACTACGACAGATTCATGGATTTCATTACCATGCCTGATAAAACAGATTTCTTTACTGACTTAGATTATTACTCTACTAAGTTACACGAACTGACTCACTGGAGCATGACCAAGGATCGAACTGACAGAGTTGCTGAAGGACTTGACTACGCCACTGAAGAATTAGTTGCTGAGATAGGTTCAGCTTTCTTATGTGCCCACCTTGGAATTAGCAAGACTCCTAGAAAAGATCATGCCAAGTATCTCAATGCTTGGATTCAAAAAATAGAAGATTCTGAGAAAGCTCTGACCAAAGCGTTCACCCTAGCTCAGAAGTCTTTGGATTGTTTAATCGAAATGCAGGTAGCAGAGGAGAAAGTTGCATAATATTAATTTGTATAAAAACTTGCAATTTTGTGTAAAGTAGGCATAATAAGTATATGGAAAGTTTATTTAATAATAAAAAAGGAGAAAA